TACTGTAAACTTTAAGACAGCAAGCAAAAAAGTCAATTCGACAGCAGTTGTTGGCGGTACAGTTACCGCCATTAAATGCAATATCAACGAACCTTGTACCATTGAAAATCCACAGATCATATTGAGAAATGGTGGGAGTGTTCCTGGTTGGAACTATTGCACAATTCCAGATTTTGGGGGGCGATCCTATTGGATAGAGGACTGGCAATATATAAATAATACATGGGTTGCAATTTGTTCTGTAGATGTATTGGCATCATACCGTGATACGATTGAAAGTACCAGCTTGTATTTCCTGAGATCGTCCACTTCTTATAATGGGGATATCATGGACACACTCTATCCTACATTATCCACACCATATATGACGCATACAGTTGTTACTGATGGGGCTTTTCCTGCAAGCGAATATGGACTTTCACAAGGTTCTTTCATATGCGGTATTGTTGGAGAAGATGGATTGACTAACTTTTACGGATTCACACCAACAAAATTTGCTTCCTTCTGCAATAAAATATTTTCAACGATTGACTGGGCTGATATCTCAGGTCAGCAGATCACAGAAAGTCTGCTGAAATGTCTTTTCAATCCGTTTCAATATTTAACAAGTGTGATGTGGTTTCCATTTAACGCTGATGCAGGAAGTAAAAAAGTAACGACAGTTAAGTTTGGTTTTTGGGAAGTTACCGTAGATGCGTACAAACTGAGTAATCTGCCATTTTACAGGAAAACTTTCACTATGCCGGTAACACAACATCCTCAAGTATCACGAGGAACTTTTTTAAATTCATCACCATATAGGCATATAAAATTATCCATTAATCCATGGGGTACGTTTGAGATAGACGGCGGAAAAGTCGGCACATCATCAACAGTTAAAGTTGTTGAAATTGTCGATTGTATGAGTGGAATTGGTCATTTAACTGTAAATAGTGATATATCACTATATTCCACATATTCGCAAGTAGGAGTTAATATACAAGTTAGTGATTTGCGAACAAATGTGATACAATCGGGTGGTGATATTATCGGAAGCATTGCATCATTTTTTACTGGAAATTTTATTGGTTCTGCGGTTGGAATTGCGAATGCTGTTGAGAATGCTATTCCTGATGTTAATACAAAGGGAGCAAATAGTTCACTAATTAGTATAGCAAGCGCACCAGTTATCAACGAAATTTTCTATAAATTAGTTGATGAGGACAGATCAGATAACGGAAGACCATACATGAAAAATGGCACTATGTCAGAACTCGGTGCTGGTTACTATGTGGTTGAAAATGGAAATATCGTTGTGTCAGGTGCAACCAGAACTGAAAAAGAACAGATCAGACAATACTTGGAAGGTGGTGTATACTATGCGTAGTTTTCCAGCAAGTAATATTTCATTGTTTCTTGCATTAATGACCAGTGCGAATGCTGGACAGAACCCGTGGGGGGGTGACAGTTCTGGTGGAATTGGCGGATTAATGTCACAGGCTATGAGTTGGTGGATTGAAAAGTGTAATGATCCAAACGTTGGATACGATCAGGATTACAGGAACGAGCAGACAATTAATGGAATCACGTATTATGACTGTTCATCATTTGTATGGTATGGTTTAGGTCATGCAGGTTTTGAGATCAATTTAAGTGCATGGCCTTTCACTACTTACACAATGGGGGCAACATTAAAACAGCTTGGATTTAAGGAAATTATCATTAGTGACTTTTCAACTTTTGAATTCCAGACTGGTGATATTTTGGTGGTAAACTCAAGTCAGCATCAGCATACAGAAATTGTACATGATACTGATAATGGGGGTCATACAATGGGGGCTCATGAAAAAAGCGGAAGGCCTCTTGCCAATCAGGTAAGTATTAACACATATCCGATTCAAAGTGGACTGGTATATACTCACTGCTACAGATTTCCATTTTCCGGTGGTAACTGGATTGCAGGTGGTTCTAGTGAATATTTTGGAGATCCGACTGCGGAACTCTGCGGTAATAATCCAAAAGCTATCAACAATGCCAATACAATAAAAGATTACTTTTTGACACAAGGCTGGTCAGTCAATTCAATAGCTGGACTATGCGGAAATATTCAACAGGAATCCACTTTCAACCCGAATTTGATAGAAGTAGGTGGAACTGGTCACGGACTTGTACAGTGGACACCGCCAACAGACTTATATCACGTTCTTGACGTTCTATATGGTTCTCACGATGATTGGTATGATGGGCAAAAGCAGTTGAGTGTAATTTTTGCAGAATTCCAGCAAAGCAGTGGAATTAAAAACTGGGGCATTGAGCCACAATGGTATAGCACGAGTACATATCCGTTGAGTTGGAAACAATGGAGTGTAAGCACTCAGGATGCTGGTTATCTGGCACTAGCATTCCAAGCCAATTATGAAAGACCAGCTAGTTTACATCAGGAGCGTGCTGGTTATGCTAGAGCGTGGTATGAATATTTTACGAAAGGAGAGTGATGTATAATGTATGGATGCGATTATGTTGGAGTAGGCGCCCCTGTAATGTATAACTATATTAATCAATACAATAGTTCTATCAGTCCGAGTACAAACCATTGCAGGAACACTGGTTTGTTCTGGTACTTTCAGAGATACCTTTTACAGAAAGCAATTTCTGTGATGAAATGGGACGTACCGGATAATTGGGACAAGGATTATTTTTTGTATTGCCTATATTGCTGGGGTACGGTTGCGATCATTAACACTGACAAATTCGGTGTGATTCCACAGGGATGTACGCTTAAAGGATACAATGTTTTCTATCGCCCCGCACAAGCAGTAATTAGTAATCCTCTGCTTAAAGGTGTGCTCGAACCAGTAATCGGTGAACAGTGTGTATTGTTTAAATGTACGTCTGATTATGGGGGTATCATGGATTTGATTGGAAGGTATGCGGATGAAATGGCTATCGCTATGGAATCCCTAGACATGAATGTGATGAACTCTAAACTTGCATATGTGTTCAGGGCAAGGAACAAAGCTGGTGCAGAAGCACTTAAAAAAGTAATGGATCAGGTCATGCGTGGTGAACTTGCAGTTTTCTATGATGAAAAGCTACGGATTCAGAGGGGAGATACTACGGAAGAACCGTGGGATTATTTCGTGAACAACTTACGGCAAAACTACATTGCCGGTGATGTTCTGGACACACTCAGAAGACTTGAAGAACTTTTTTGCACAGAGATCGGAATTCCTAGTGCAAGAAGTGACAAGAAAGAAAGAATGATTTCCAGTGAAGCAGAAAGCAATGACGTTGAGACAAGCGCCAGAATGGAAATGTGGCTCGATGGATGGAAAAAGAGCTGTGAAGATGTTAGGAAAATGTTTGATGTTGATGTGTGTGTTAATTGGAGACATGATCCGAATTCAAAGAATAAGGGGTGAGAAGAATGTCACTAATGACAGTAGAGGGGCTGTATAATTATAAGGATACTCTTTTCAATGAGTTTAATGTTCCTGATGGGATGGATAAACAGATTGCAATTGATACTATATGCATGAGATCAAGGGAAATGGAAGTGCTTTATCCGAATCTTGAGTTTTTTGCTATGCGGATTGGAATGTGGAGTAGGAAGCATCAGTATAACTGGAAAAAGTTATATGATACTACATTACTAGAATATAATCCTATCGAGAACTATGATCGTATGGAAGACTGGACAGATACTGATGCTGAGACAGGGACAAGTTCAAGAAACAATGATATCAAAAACACTGTAAGTAATGAAACAACAAACTCAGGAACGGTGACAGAACAGAATACCGCTTTTAATGCTGGACTTGCGGATCATGCGAAAGAAATTAGTGATGGTGATACTATCACTAATGGTTCTGGAAGCACTACGGAAAATGAGAGTGGGACGAGCAAAAGAGACTTGACGCATAATAGGACAGGAAGGGCGCATGGAAATATTGGTGTTACTACTTCTCAGCAGATGATTCAGAGTGAAAGAGAAGTTGCAATGTTTAATATCTATGATATCATTGCGGAGAGCTTTGTCGATAATTTTTGTTTGATGATTTATTAATAGGAGAATTAAGATATGAGTATGGAGTTAGGGCCTTATACAAATTTTCACGAATTAAATCAGGACTGGTTCTTGAGTGAATTTAACAAGGTGTTAAAAGAATGGACTGAGATGAAGAAAAGCTTTAACAACTTGAATGATGCTTTTAATGATCTGAAAACTTATATAAATAATTACTTTAAAAATATGAATGTCCAAGATGAGATTAATAATAAACTGGATGCTATGGCAAAAGATGGCAGTTTATATGCTGTCATTAGAAAGTACACCGATCCAATCGTTAATGAACAGAATTCAAAAATCACAGTTCTTGAAAACAGAAT